GGTGTTAGTACTTCAGCACTTGCTAAAATAGCATTTGATATTTCCATCTCTCGTTGGTATGTGCTAAGTGCGTTTTTCAAACTATCTTCATCCTCGGGATTACCTAGTAAACCTCGATACTCTTGTGCATCATTTATAGGTGCCGCCTTAATACGCCATAAGTGTGGCCACCAAGTAGGACCAAAGCCTTCTGCGGCACGAGCCGCATCTTGGATAGCATAAAATTTGTTAATGCTTTTTGCAGTGGCATCAAGTAACAGGTCATCATTCAAGTGCGGCAACTCTATAACGTCACCGGGCATAAGCTTACGACCTAATCGCTCTACCATTTCATTTGTATGAAATGTAATAAACATAGTATCAGCATTTAAAAACAAACCGAATTGGCTCAAATCAAAGTCTTGATCAGTAACGTTGTAGGTACCGCGGAGTTCGTAAATGGTAGTGTCGTACACACGATCTCGGTTTTCCATAAACAGCACATCTTGAATGTCTAATTCTGTAATTTGGTCCTTCTCGGCTAAATTGGGCCTAGCTGGGTCAGACCCGTCTTCTGTGGCAGCAGGTCCAAGATATTTGTGTATTAGTATAGTAGTACCGCCCGCACCTACCGCTTCACGAATGATTCGGTCCTGATAGTAGTAGTCTTGCGTTTTAGCGTTTTTCCAAAGCGATATTTTCGGCATAGTTTTCCCAGGACCAAAATGGTCCTTATTTGTAAGCTATTTACCGGTTCTTAGCTCTTGACAGGCCCGCAAAGATAAGTTATAATAGTCCAGTCAACGCACACTTTAGGAGCAAACAATGGCTACAGCAACCAAAAAAGCACCCGCTAAAAAGACCCGTGTAACTAAAAAGCAAGTAATTGCACATCGTACAAAATCGTCTAGGGATTTTAGTCCTAGTTGGGACGGAGCCCAAGACTGGGAAGGCATGCAGTTTGGTAGTCATTTCCGCAAAGCAATGGAATACTATCGCCTTGAGTCTAACGTTAAGGATCTCCGCCCTAAGGTAGCAGAATGGATGGAGCTCAACGGATACGATAAAGCAACAATCACTGAATTCCGTAAACTTAAAGATAGCCGGGTTTCCTCTACTTTGTGTGGGGTTGCGGCATGTCTTGTGCGCGGCATGCCCGAAGTACATGCTGATTTCAACCAAGGGCGCGACACTGGCGCATGGCTTCGTAGCGAAATCGAAAACTCTATTAAGTCAGGCAAGTATGATGTTGAAGAAGCTGATACTGAAAAAGAAGCACAGCCTGTAGTTAAAAAAGAAACTATCCAAGATCGATTGGCTGAAAAGTTTAGCGAAGCAATGGGCGAAATTGAAGGAGCAATTGACGACTTCATTGTAAGCGGTAAAGAGTTTTCAACCTTTAAGTTTTTGTCTGCCCAAAATATTGCAGTTCAATACGCAACTAAAATTCCAGAAGTTATCCAACCCAAGATCAATGAGCTTAACGAATACCTTGAGGGCAAAGATGCTCAACTGCTAGAAGCTTATAAGCACCTTGGCAAGCGAGAAGTCAACAAACTTATTAAGTTTTACGAAGCCATCATCAATGATGCTATGGCATACAAAACTTCTAAAATTGCTACTCGTGCTAAACCTAAACGCAAGCCCGTACCGCCTGAAAAGCAAGTTAAGAATCTTAAGTATCTCAAAGAGTTTGCAGAGCTTGGACTTAAGAGTATTAATCCAACTGAAATCTTGGGCATGAGTGAGCTGTGGGTTTACAATACTAAAACTCGAAAGCTGGGACGTTTTGTTGTTGCCATGCACGGTGATATGGTAGTTGGACAGCTAGGCGTCAAAGGCTCTGCTATCATTGGTTTTGATGAACTTAAGAGCACCTGTAAAACTTTGCGTAAGCCTGCAGAGAAACTTGCAGAGTTTAAAACACAAGGTAAACCCGGGTTGCGTAAGTTTATGGACACTATTAAGTCTGTAGAAACCAAGCTAAAAGGACGCATTTCTCCGGAAACAATCCTGCTCCGCGCAATCAAGTAAGTTTTGCGACCAGTCTCCGGTAAATACTACCGGAGACTCTTATGGCAGAACTAAACACAAATACCACCGAACGTGCTAAGGCAATCAAGTACATTGAGTTAAATCTTGGCGGCGGCATGGTCGATATCGAACTCGACAAAGAACACTACGATATGGCTCTTGATCGTGCCATTTCTAAATATCGCCAACGTAGTAGTCGCGCAGTTGAAGAAAGCTTTATGATTTTAAAGCTAAGTCCGGACCAGAGTAACTACAGGCTTCCAAACGAAATCATTGAAGTTAGAGTAATGTATCGCCAGAGTGCCGGCGGCATTGGAAGTACTGCTACAAATTTTGAACCATTTGAAGCCGGCTACCTAAATATGTATATGCTAAATGCCGCACGTGGGCAAGGTTTAGCAACATTTGAATTATACATGGGGCAACGTGAATTGCTTGGCCGCATGTTTGGCGCTAACGTTACATTTACTTGGTCAAACTCTACCAAGATTTTAAATCTACATCGCAACGTAAAAGCAGATGAAAGCACGGTTCTACATACCTACAACTATCGCCCCGACGAAGCATTACTAATTGATGTATATGCAGGTCAATGGTTAAAGGATTATGCATTAGCAGTAGCTAAAATGAGCTTGGGACAAGCCCGTAGCAAGTTTGCTAACTTAGCTGGCCCCCAGGGCGGCGTACAATTAAACGGTAACGATTTAATTCAGCAAGGTCAAGCCGAAATGGACAAACTTGAAGAAGCACTAACCAAGTACGAAGACGGTGGCACCCCAATAGGGTTTATTTTTGGATAATGTCTAAGTATTCTACTTTACTTTATAAAATATATCATTGGATTGCAATGATTCCGGGAAAGATATCTTGGAGCAAGAAAACATACATTACGGTAACTGATAGAGATGAGCTTGCTAGATTACTTGCAAACGGATATTACATTATTCTAACAGGCGACAAGCATCACCTTAGTAGTATTGTAGTTTCGTTTTTATCTTGGATTAAAACTGGCGTATGGGCAAATTACAGTCATGCACTAATGAACTGTGATAACATAACTGACCCAACAGATACTGCTAGCTTTAAGTTTGTAGAAGCAACAGGTGTAGGTGTACACTACTCTACATTTGATCAAGTATTTGAATGCGATACAGTTTGTTTACTAACACCAAACAATATTGATAACGCAGAATGGACTAAAATCATTGATGCACTATTAAAGCAACAAGGTAAACCATACGATGACTTGTTTGACTTAGCAGATGATACTCACGTTAGTTGTGTAGAGCTAGTATTAAATGCACTCAAAGCAGTAAACTACGATGAAGAGTTTGCTAACCTAAAACAGCTAATCGAAAAAGAAAAGAACCTAGTCCCGCAGATGTATAGGACCTGCAAGGACTTTATGGTAAAATACGAAAAGTAAGTTCTTGCTTTAATGTTACGGTTATGTTAATATAGCGCATGACTACAATTATTGGCGTATGCGGCTTCATTGGTTCTGGCAAAGACACAGCCGCAGATTATCTTGTAAATTTTCACGAGTTTAGACGTGACTCATTTGCCGCTACACTTAAAGATGCTGTTGCCGCAGTTTTCAGTTGGGACCGAGAATTGCTTGAAGGCCGCACCAAAGAAGCTAGAGAATGGCGAGAGCAAGTAGATCCGTGGTGGGCAAAAAAACTTGAAATGCCAGAATTAACACCACGCTGGGTATTACAATACTGGGGTACAGAAGTTTGCCGTAGAGGCTTCCACGACGATATTTGGATTGCTAGTTTAGAAGCACGTTTACGTAATAGTAAAGACAATATTGTTATTAGTGATTGTCGTTTCCCAAACGAAATCAAAGCTATTAAAGAAGCAGGTGGCAAGGTGATTTGGGTACAGCGCGGGGAGTTACCGAGCTGGCACATTATGGCAGGCAAAGCTAACAACGGTGATGCTTTTGCCAGGGAAAAGCTAAAACACTTGGGCATTCATGCAAGCGAAACAGCCTGGGTAGGTACAAAGTTTGATGCTATTATTGATAATAATGGAAGCATTGACGACTTGTATAAGCAGTTAGCAAGCGTTGTCCAGTAAAATTTAAAAGCAAGTATTCCGCTAAATAGGTCCAGAAACGCTCGTGTGAGCTAAATATCTCTGAAGAGGGCATGAATCCCTTTAAGAATGGAGATATTATAATGGCTCAGTTAGTTTCCCCAGGCGTAAGCGTATCAATTATCGATGAAAGCGCATACGCATCTGCAGGCAACGGTACCGTACCAGTTATTGTTTTAGCAACACGATCAGGAAAAACAGCACCTGATGGTTCATCTGCTCAATACACTACAGCACCTTTTGCTAAAAAACCCCTAATTGTTACTAGCCAACGAGAGTTGGTACAACTATACGGTGAACCAAAGTTCACTATCGTTGACGGTACACCTGTACACGGTCACGAACTAAACGAATATGGCTTGTTAGCCGCTTATTACTACCTTGGTGTCGCTAATCGTGCTATTTTAGTACGTGCTGACCTAAACATGGAAGAATTAGAGCCACAAGCTGAAGCTCCTGTTGGCCCACCAGCAAACAATCAATATTGGTTAGATACTAACGACAGTCAATTTGGTTTGTTTGAAGCCGATGGTTCAAAGTGGGTTTTAAAGACAGTTACTGTCACAGACGGTACACCAGGCGCAGGCATTGGTAGCAACGGCGATTATGCACTTGATGCATCCAGCTCAACAAAAGTATATTACAAAAAAGTAGCAGGCGCATGGTTGCCAGTTACATCATCTAATCTAGCTAAAACAGTTACATTAGCACCTCACTATCAAATTCCAAGCCCAGCAACCGCTGGCAATGTTTGGTTAAAAACAACAAGTCCAAACGGTGGTCTAAACTTATTGGTTAAGAAGTTTAACGCTACTACAGAAAGTTGGACAAAGCAAGCAATTGGTCCAGGTAAAGCTGACATGCTTGTTGGTTACGAAGACAATGCTACTGCTACTGCCGCATTTGGTACAGCATTAGTTACAAACAGTTTATATGTTCAATTTGACGAACCAACTGCCGCCCGCTTTACAATCAAACGTTTCGATGGCGCAGCCTGGGCTACACTAGATCCAAGCGCAAACGATGCCGCCCCAACAGGTCCTATTGTTGATGGTCGCTTGTGGTATGATGCTGGTACAAACGTTGACGTTTACGTTAAGGCAACAGTTAACGACACACCAATCTGGACAGCCGTTGATAGCATTCATGTTAACACTACAGAACCAAATAATCCAAGCAACGGTGATGTTTGGGTAGATACAAATGACATGGCTAATTATCCAGTTATCAAGTTTTTTGATGGAAGTAGCTGGGTACAAAGAGACAATGCTGACCAAACAACCGAAAATGGTTGCTTGTTTGTTGACCTAACAGCTACAGCAGGTGATACATCTGGCGTAGAAGGTGGTGCTACACCAATGGATGATCAAGTTCCTAACCCAGCTTATTATCCAGACGGTATGTTGCTATGGAATAGCGCAGTAAGCTCTGGTAACGTTAAAAAGTGGAATGCCGCAATGGAAGTATGGCAAACTGAATCTGGTAACGTTGACAGCGGACCAAAAGCTGGCGCCCCTTACATGTTTGAAAAAGCTCAGCGTCGTGTAGTTGTTAAGCGCCTACAAGCTGCCTTGACAGACAACGAAGACTTACGTGCAGAAACATTAGACTTTAACCTAGTTGCTACACCAGGCTATGTTGAATGTATTGACGAAATGATTACATTAAGCTACGACCGCAAGGAAACAGTTTTCGTAATTGGCGATACTCCAATGAAGCTATCTAACAGAATGAGTGCCGTTCATACATGGGCTATGGGTACAGAAGCAGGTACTAACGGTGCTGACGGTCTAACAACTCGCAGTGGAAATGCTGCAATTTACTACCCAAGCGCATTATCTACAGACCTAGAAGGCAATGATGTTGCAGTTCCTGCAAGTCATGCAGTTCTACGTGGATATGCATACAATGATCAAGTAGCTTACCCTTGGTTTGCCCCAGCTGGTTTAACACGTGGTGTTCTAAGCGGTGTTAGCAACCTGGGCGTTGTTAACGCTGAAAATGAATTCCTGCCAGTGGCATTGAACCAAGGTCAGCGTGATACATTGTATCAAGATAACATCAACCCATTGGTTAACTTCCCAGGACAAGGCTTGTTTTCATGGGGTCAGAAGACATTATACCCATTTGATTCAGCACTTGACCGCATCAACGTTGCTCGCTTATTAGTATATCTACGTAAGCAGTTTGATATCATTGCTCGTCCGTTCATCTTTGAACCAAACGACAAGTTCACACGTGACCGCGTTATCAAGTTGTTCAATGGATTCTTGACAGATATGGTTTCTAAGCGTGCCGTATATGACTTCTTGGTAGTTTGTGATGAAACAAACAACACACCAGCAAGAATCGACAGAAATGAATTGTATATTGATATTGCAATTGAGCCAGTTAAGGCAATTGAATTCATCTACATCCCAGTTCGAGTTGTAAATACAGGCGCGATTGCCAATAACACTAAATAACGACAAGGAGAACTGAAAAATGGCAGTCGATTTAAGTAAATTTAACGTACCAGGAGGAGCTACTGGCCCTCTGGTACAGCCTAAGCTAAGTTATCGCTTTCGTGTCACGTTAACCGGTTTCGGTACAGGTGACACGCTACAGCTAACTAGCCAGGTAGTCAGTGTTGGTCGTCCAAGTCTAACACACGATGACGTAGTTGTAGATGTTTATAACTCTCGCATCAATTTGGCTGGTAAGCATAGTTGGGACCCTATTACATTAACCGTTAAGGATGATGTTACAAACGAAGTAGTTCGTGCTATTGGTTCCCAAGTACAAAAGCAAGTTGACCACGCTAACCAGTTTTCGTCAAGATCTGGTAGCGGTTATAAGTTTGAAATGTTAATTGAAAACTTAGACGGTAGCGAAGCAGTATTGGATACATGGACTCTAGGTGGTTGCTATATCCAAAACGTAAACTACGGTGAAAACAACTACTCTACAAGCGATCCTCTAAATATTACAATCGCGATTAAGTATGATAACGCTTACCACGAACAGCTTTTAGATGGCTCACAAGGCGCTGGCGATCTATCTACAGGTGGCTAATAAAAGCTCACTTTAATAAAGTGATAAGTAAGAGTAAGCAGAAATGTTTGCCCTTACAAGGAGAAAGAGATAAAGGGCGAGAAATCGCCCTTTATCATTGATATGAGCTACTTCAAATTTGAAAATATAGCAACTAAAAAAATACTTAATGGTGTAGAAGTACACCCCGACGAAACACCTTTAGGTGATGGGCACCCATATCTTAAATTTGCGTTTGAAGTAAAGTTCATAACCACCGGCGGAGAATACGGATTTGATACTACTCCTGTATTCCTAGCAAAAACATGCGAGTTGCCTCGTTGGACAGCTGATACACAAGTTGTTAACGTTTACAATCATAAGACATTGGTACAAACCAAACTGACATACGAGCCTATCACTATGACATTGTATGACCAGACAAACGATTCTGGCGATAAAATGATTTGGGAGTGGGTGCAGGAACAATTCGATCCAACTGACGGAAGTAAGGCTGCAAAATTTAAGTCATTGGAAATTGAAATTAAGATGAAAAATCTTAGTGCCCCAGGCGCACCTGATAAAGTATACAGGTTAAAAAATGCATACATTGTTGACGCACAACACGATACATTAGATTACTCAACAAGCGACCCAGTATTGTGGTCGTTAACAATTCGCTACGAAGATTTAGAAGCACCTGGTTATCAAGGACCTACACCATCTGCTGGGGCACACATTAAGCCCTTACCAAAGCCTCCGGCACCAGTGAAACCTAGTGAAGGCAAGAAAACACAAAGTAGTAGTTTTACACCAATCACTAACCCACCTAAAAAAGATGCAGTTAAGGCACAAGAAGCACCTACAAGTCAATCGACTTATACAGATCCAATGGGAACAACTGATGGCGCCGCAATTATGAGCGTAGCTGGTACTGCACCTAAAAAAGAACTATCGTGGCCAAGTTGGGTTCCGTTCCTTGGCAAGAAAACTTCTAACGGCAATTTAACAAATAGTACTGAAGGGACGGTTAAGCCCGTTACTGCTACAACTACCAATGCAGGTACCAACGCCAATTACAACACAAACACAGGAACCGACAAGGTATCAACTCCTGCAAAGCCACCTGTTAGTCAAAAGACAGCTGATTTTATTGCTAGCCAGGAAAAGTCTATTAATCAAGATGCTGGATTGAATCCTGAATATAAAAAAGCTTACATTGAAGCACTTAAGAAATATCCACCTCGAACTGATAGTGCTCAATCTCAACAAAGTGCAGAGCAAAGAGCCAGGTTAATTGCATTACAATCAGCGCCGCAGTATAAAAGTCAGGCACGAACAGTTGACAACGGAGTAATTATAGACAAGCACGTTTCTAATAATAGGGAGCCCTATGCGGCACCTGCACGAGTTGGAAATACAAATGCTAACCCTAATATAAATGATAAAAAGGGCGAAGGCATTGTTAGTAGACAAACTACATTTGAAAATAATGTTCGCTCTGCACAAAATGTAAATGATCAAAACGCTGCCCAGAAAGCATACATGGCTGGCAAGCTTACCAAAGCCCAGGAAGCAGAATACTTTAAGACAGGTAAAGTAACAGGCATCAAAGGTGCTCCTGGGTATGATCCTAATGAAAAGTCGAATTTCTAATGACAACATATAAAGTAATACCACAAGTTGATTTTGACAAAGCAGTCCAACGAATTTTGTCAGTTGGGCTAGCACGTACCCCAGCTGAAAACATAGTACTAGCCTTTTGGAAAGCCAGCCAAGACCTAGGAAAAGATTTTAGAAAGTTAATAGAAGATTCTACTTCGTCGGGGATGTTAGATGTTGAGCAAGATATACTAGACAGACTGAATGAAAATCTGCCAGACACAATAAAATATTATAAAAATTCCCCCAAGAAAATGTTATCACTTGTAGCCAGGGAAATGTAATGGCTAAAAATTATGCTCAAGGTTTATATACAATCCTGCACCCTGAAAAGTATGTTGGGAAAGGTACACCTAAATACCGAAGCGGATGGGAGTTAACTTTTATGCGCTTCTGCGATAACCACCCTAACGTTGTTAGTTGGGCAAGCGAGAATGTTCGTATACCCTATAGAAATCCATTCACAGGCCGAGATACGTTTTACGTCCCGGACTTCTTTGTAGTGTACCAAAGGGATGGAGTTAGAAAAGCAGAGCTAATAGAAATAAAGCCTAAGGGACAAGCTGTAATGGAACTTGCCCGTAGCCAGCAAGAAAAAGCCGCAGTTGCACTTAATATGGTTAAATGGGCGGCTGCTCGTGCGTGGTGTAAACAAATGGGTGCCACATTTCGCGTCTTAACAGAAGAAGATATCTATAATAACACCAATCCGACTAAGAAACGCCGCAAATAATCATAAGTACAGTATGACTAAAAAATTAGAAGAAGTGTTTGGCTTTCCGCCGATTGAGGAGGCTAGCACTACTTTAGACGCACAAGACACTCAAGTTCCTGAAGAAATTCAAGAAGAGCTAGATGTTGCCCATGCTACAATTGACATGGCAAATCGTGTTGATATTGCGCTTCCTACTGTTACTGATATGGCAACAGCTGAGCGCGAGCTAGATAAACTAGCAACAACAGCAGAGCAACAAAGCGAGCGTTTAATGGATTTAGGTTTTAATGTTGACGATAGAAATGCAGGTAAAATCTTTGAAGTTGCGGCACAATTACTAAAAACAGCAGTTGATGCAAAAACAGCTAAGATTGACAAAAAACTAAAAATGGTAGAGCTACAGTTACGTAAAGCACGTATGGACGCCGATAAGGGCAAGGAAGATCCAAATGTACTCGACGCTAGCGACCAAGGTTTAGTTGGAAACCGCAATGATATTGTTAAAGCTATCCTAAATCGCGTGGGTCAAAATAAATAAGTCATGAGAGGATTTAATTATGCCCACATTACTAGAGTATATTAACCAGTTACAGAAAGAGCATCGCTATCGTGTTAAGATGGCATTTGCCCCTTCTGAAAGACAACTGGAAGTATTGGAGCGCCATATGAAAAAATATGATGCGCTAGAAGTAGGCCGCCCAGAGAAGCTAATGCTACAAGCTCAACCAATGGATTTCCCGCAACTAGGCGGACACGAAATTGTAATTGTTGATGTAGTAACCCGTTTACCTGTGAGTGCGCCAGTGTTAGAAAATGAGCTCCGTTCTTTAATGTTTGTTAAAGATGGATTGATTAGAGTGTTCGGTCGAGATGAGCCTATTGAAAAGGAAATTGAGAACGACAGCGAACCAAATCACGAAGCTAAATTGGGAACAGACTACAGCGATGCTGAATCTAATCCAGTTAAAGCCGAAGATGCTGCCGGAGACACTTATAACCAGAATTTGTTAAAAGAGCTTGATAAGAATCGCGCCGAAGCAAAGGCTGGAATTGTAAAGGCTGAAAAGAAGTCGGATGCCGCAATGAGCAATCCTACTTGGGAAGGCCCTGCAGATGGAAAGAAAAGTCCATTGAATAGTACAATTAAAAATCCAATGCCAACAGCAAAAGGAATGAAGCGATGAAAACAACTAAAAAATTAAACGAAGGCATTCGCGTAGCCAAAGAAGGCATTGAAGAATGTTGGGATGACATGGGAGGTCAAGGCATGACACAAGGTAATGGCGAACAAATGTCAGTAACAATTTCTATGCCAGGAAAAAACATCAGTGTTACTACAGACAGTGCCGAAGAAATCGGCAGCATTTTACGTTTAGCAGGTATTAACATTGGCGGTGGCGGAGTCCCTGGTGATGTTGACGGCGATGGTGATCACGATGTAGCTGACCATGCCGCAGAATTAGCTGGCGGTGACGCTGAGCAAGTAATGTACGTTGGCGCAGGCAACCCAGAGGAATCAAATGTTGATCCGGCTGCTGACATTGACGACAGCGACATGGAAAATGCAGAGCCAACAGATGATATGTCATCGGATAGCGAAGAAGAAAAAGAAGAAGAGACCAAAGAAGCCGTTGGTGACACAACTACTACACACAAAGGTGGTACAGTAACACAAACAGCAACAGGTCAAGTTCACAAAGCCGGCCCAGGAAACTACGGCGGCAGTGATGATGATGAAGAAAAGGAACAAGGTTCTATGTATAAGAAAAGTTCAATTCCAGACGAAGAAGTCGAAGAGTCTGCTGAAATTGCTCGTATTCGTCATCTAGCTGGTTTAGGAGAAGGCAAAAAGCCAGACTTCTTGGACGTAGACAAAGATGGAAACAAAGACGAGCCAATGACAAAAGCTATTGACGACAAAGAAGAAGAAGTTAAGGAAGAAGCTCCTGCTACTGACTCTATGTTTGGTCAAGGTGTTTTTGAAGGCGACGGCGAAGCTGAAGCCGCCCGCATTGTTGCATTAGCTGGCCTTGAAGAAGCTCGTTTAATGAACGCTCCTGATGGCACAAGTATGCCAGAACCTCAAGAGTATACATTAATCAACAAGCTAGGTAAAGGCGCCGGCCACCGAGACTATGGTCAAAATCGTGCAAACAATCAAGGTGAAAACCCAATGGGTATGCATACAGCCGATATTGATAGCGTTGAGGAAGCTTTCCAAGCCGCAATGGGCGAATACAGAAAGTTTGTTGCTGAAAATATCAGCCGTAAGAAGTAAGTAGGAGGCCTTAATGGCTCTCGAAAATACTTTTGTAAAGACACCCTTTCAAGTAGAAAAGTTCACGGACGATCAAGTCCGTGAGCTTGCCTTATGTGCTCAGGATCCTGTTTATTTTATTGATAATTTTTGCTGGGTGCAGCACCCAGTCAAAGGTAAAGTCAAATTTAAATTATTTGATTACCAAAAAGAACTGATTCACTGTTATCACGAAAATAGATACAGCATCAACATGCTTGGTCGACAGATGGGTAAGACTGCTTGTGCGGCAGCGTACCTTGTATGGCGTGCTATGTTTATGCCAGATCAAACAATCTTGATCGCCGCACACAAGTTTGCTGGTGCCCAAGAAATTATGCAACGTGTACGTTACACATACGAAACGTTGCCAAACTTTTTAAAAGCTGGTGCTACAAGCTACAATAAAGGTAGCATCGACTTTGATAACGGTAGTCGTATTATTTCTACAACTACTACAGAAACAACCGCTCGTGGTATGTCACTTTCATTGATCTACCTTGACGAGTTTGCGTTCGTTAAACCACGTATTGCTAGCGAATTCTGGACTTCTATTTCACCTACACTATCCACTGGTGGTAAGTGTATTATTACTTCTACTCCTAACCAAGACGATGACCAGTTTGCACAAATTTGGAAAGAAGCTACTAAGAATATCGACGAGTACGGCAACACTACTAAAGTTGGTCGTAACGGATTTGCAAGTATTAAATTCATCTGGAGTGCTCATCCAGACCGTGACGAAGCCTGGGCTACTACAGAACGCATTAAGATTGGTGAAGAACGTTTCTTACGCGAACACGAATGTGAATTTATTATTGCCGACGAAACACTTATTAACTCAATGAAGTTAGTAACAATGGAAAGTCGAGACCCCAGTGGAAAAATTGGACAGGTGAGGGTATTCAAATACCCAGAAAGACATGCTGGTTATGTAATTGGTTGGGACCCTAGTTTAGGAACAGGTGGAGACCCCGCTGCCATACAAGTTTTTAAGCTACCTGAACTTGAACAAGTAGCAGAATGGCAACACAACAAAACTGATGTACAAGGACAACTTCGTACTCTTGTTGCTATTTTAAAATGGATAAAAGATGAAACCGATGATACTGCTGAATTGTACTGGTCTGTAGAAAATAACACTATTGGCGAAGCAGCTCTTATTAGCATTCGCGAATACGGCGAAGAACATATCCCGGGTACATTTGTACAAGAGATTAGACGTGCCGGACAGAGTCGCGGCCGCCGAGGTTTTAATACAGGACATAAAACAAAAATTACAGCTTGTATGCGTTTAAAGAACTATGTTGAAAGTGATAAGATGACAATTTACAGTCATAACTTATTACGTGAGCTTAAGAATTTTATTGCCAGGGGTGCAAGCTTTGCGGCTAAAGACGGTGAAACAGATGACTTGGTCATGGCAACAATACTTGTATTGCGTATGGTAGAAGTTGTAATGAGTTGGGACTCTAAAACGTACGATAGATTGGTAAATGCAGGAACTGATGAAATTTTAAGACCCATGCCAATTGGCTTCTTATAACTAAATATAATTATGGCAACAAAAGACGACTTAACAAAAGAAATTTCAGCCGCTGTAGCTGGAATTAGTCACGACGCTAATTTCAAAGACGAGGACGGCAAAAGTACGCTAGATCAAACACAAGCAGTGTATCAGTACCTACCTAAACAAGGTATTATGGTAATGGTTAACCACGATAACACTGATGTTGAAGTTTGGTTTGACCCGGATAAAACCGATAGAGATTGGTTCACTGAAAAATTTGAACCAATGGTTAAGTCTATTGCCCGTCGTTATTTGTACGGCACAACAGTTAGAAGTTACGCAGGCGATATTACTCCAAAGCAAATGAGCCACAGAACTGATGTACACGAAAGTCGTAATAGTTTAAAAATTAGCTACCATCCACTGGGCAGTACAAAGATTAGAGTGGCACACTCTAAGAGCGTTACAGAAGAAAAGCCAGGCGCTCGAAGCCGTAACATTAAGGCATTGTTTATTGAAAAGGATGGCGAGCGTTTTCGTTTCCCATACAATCATTTGTTAGGCGCTCGTGTTATGGGACTACATGTCGAAAGCGGCGGTAAACCTTGGGACGATGTTGGCGCTAAGATTTTAGAAATTAGTCGTCGTCGTAAAGACATGATGGAACTTCTACGCTGGAGCAAGAAAGTTGAAAACAATCAACAGCTTGACGAAATACGTAAACGCGGCCAAGATGAAGTTATTTTACTTCGTCGTATGATGGAACGAGTTGCCCGTACCGGCGACCTAAGTGGTGTTATAGAATATCAACTACCAGATAAAAATTCTGTTACAGAACAATCATACGTCAATGAAGCAGTAAGTGAATTAGACGCTAAACTAGGTAAGTTGTTAGGTTAATTTAAGTTCAAAAGAAAAGCCCCTTGCGGGGCTTTTTGTTTTGCTACTATTAGAAGTAGAATTGATACCAACTTGGGATGCTATCAATTACACCAGCATAGACCCATGTTAATGGGTTACCTGCGTTTTGTCCGCCAAGGTCAACATACATAAAATCGTATGTGCCACCTTGACCAAATACAACCGGGCCAAGCTGACCCTGTGCCATTGACTGTGCTCTGTGTCCAGAAGCAGGCTTAAAGATTACTTTCTTAGCGCCAGCAGTTGTAGTAGCAGTACCTGTGCCAGAACCTGCGCCTGTAGCTACAAAACTTTGCCCAGCACCTCCATAGACTGCACCAATTGACGTCCAGTTTGTAGTGCCTACACTACTGATAGTATAAGTTTCACCTACAACAAAAGAACCAGCATTAACAGTAGTAAGAGTGTTAACTATTGGCACAGTGAATACATCTCCTACTGAAGGTGTTGATGGGAAAGCAATTACCAAATAGTCATTACTGTTAATTTTACTATCGTTAATCCATAGATTTTTTGTGTTTACAGTAATTTCTTTACCATAAGCTGTCTGTGAGCTTAGTGTGATTGTAGTGTAATTATTGTTCCAATCATAGAACGCATCCATAGTACCACTTAGCGTATACTCTGTCCAGTCTGCGGTTGTAGTGTTAGACAATACTGTTACGCCATTGTATGGTAACATACCAGAACCTGTTGGATTACCTGCTACCCATGTTAGCGTACCAGAACCGTTATTGTTTAAGTAACCACTTGCATCAGCAGGTAATGTTGTGCCACCACCACCTAATACACTTGTACCGGTAGAGTCTTGAATGTCGCCACCTACGGGCAATACTAAAACGCCAGTATCTCTAAATTCAAAACTCTTACCGCCGGGAGTTCCATCCATATCTGTGGTGATTGTTACACCACTTTGTGTTAGTTGAACTTGACTATAGTGTATATCGTTGACATTGCTTACAGCCTTGATAGTGATATTACCGGCCGTGCCAGCATTCATAGCAATGATTTCAATATCCTTGTCATAAGTGTTAATGTTGCCAGGAATTCTAAATTGACCGCTACTTTCAAAACGCCATTGATTCTGTCCATTACCTGCTTCGATTTGAACACGATCGTAGTCCATTTCCATTCTAGTCTTGACAGTGCCAGCGTCATCTTCAATGGCTAAATCTATTCTATAGTTATTTTCGCCTGGATCTTGAACAACAAGTCTTAGGTCAGTGTCGACATTTTGAACAATGTTGTTACCAGGACCCCAGCCACTGCTACTACCGCCACTTAACACTGAGTTACCGTTGTCGTCAATAATATCACCGCCGCTTGGTAATTGTAGTTTACCGTCTGACTTGAAGTTCCAAACATTGTTGCCATCATTAGTTTGGATTTCAATTCCGGCATTAGTAGATCTGTTTACAAGTCTAAATGCATCATTACCATACATTCTAATATCATCTTGAACGTCGACTCTAAAATCTGTGCCGGCAATTTCAACATAGGATGTGGTACCTTGATTAATTGTAATTTGAACATTGTCAATGTTTAATGGGCCACCTACTGCTGATTCATTAACAAATAATGTAGCCGCCGCTGGCATACCAGGAGTACTAGAACCAGCGTATGTTACCGTATACCAAGTGCTGCCAACCTGTACTTCAACAACGCTAACATCAGTTAGTGCCCAGATAGCATCATAGATAGCTTGTGTAGGGTCGTTGAATGTAATGTTTTGACCATCCCATACTGTTGTAGAATAATCACCGCCCTGAGGAGTAAAGTTGTAAGATGCTATTTGATTGATGGATTGACTTTGTAGTCTTACTGTGTTATCTTCGGGATTACTTAAAGTACCGTAACTAAAAACAACATCGCCAGTGTTAGCACCCCCGCTTGATCCAAATCCTTGACTGTTTACCCACGATTCTGTGGCATAACCAGTTAAGTCTGGGATAGTTGGCTTGTTTGTTAAATCATTATAGCTACCAGTATAGGCAGTTGTTTGTACAGTAGTATCGGGGAATCTAATAGAGCCATCGCTACCAAGTATCCAATCTTTTTCAGATCCAGTACCATTACCAAGTCGCAATCTTAAATTGTTTCCAACGTCTAAGCTAGATATTCCAGAGGTGCTTAGTGTTAAAGTAGATTGCTTATTTCCGCCAACCTGGAAAGTGTCAAGCACCATTGTTCCACCTGCTGGCAAACTAGCAGTACCACCAGAGAACACAAAGTCACCTGTATTTGCTAACAACCCGTCGGCGTCTGTCAAATCATTAATATCTGTTGGAATTGATGGCTTGTTGATTAAATCTGTGTAGCTGCCGCTTGTTGCTACTGTAGCAAAACTTGGCTTACCAGTAATGCTAGACCAACTTGTAGGCCCGCCACCCGATCCGCCCCCACCTATGATTTCACCACCTGGGGTCGACCCATCGTGATAGTATAAGAACCCATCTCTGTAGGTAATTTCGCCTATTCGACCTATATGATCGTCTGGCGTAGTATCATTTACTCTAAATGTATAAAATTTACGAATTGTCATTGTTAGCGATTCCTTTAAATGCCGTCAGGCAGACCCAATATTTACCAAAACGGGAATTAAGACGATCTTACTAACAGTTTTGCCAAAATGACAGATTTTGTGCGATTTGGCTATTGCTTTCTTATAGCGATACTAAGTACAATACAACACATGCAAAGACAATCTGAGCATGAGTTGTTTGGCTCACTAAGAGACTAACACTAATAATGGCTAATATATAAAGGAAAAACATTATGGCTTCTCTAGCAGAAATCCGCGCTCGCCTTGCCGAGCAAGCACAAAAATCCGGTAGTTCTAGCACCGGAACCGGTGACAACGCAATCTACGCTCACTGGAATATCCCCGAAGGTTCATCCGCAACTCTACGCTTTTTGCCCGACGGCGACGAAAGCAATACTTTCTTCTGGAAAGAACGCCAGATGATTAAGATTGAGTTCCCTGGCGTTAAAGGGCAAGATGAATCTAAAAAAGTAACTGTACAAGTTCCTTGCGTTGAAATGTGGGGCGAGACTTGCCCAGTTCACGCACAGATCCGCCCTTGGTTCAAGGATCCTACAATGGAAGCACTTGGTCGCAAGTACTGGAAAAAGCGTTCTTATGTATTCCAAGGCTTTGTTGTAAACAGCCCTATGGAAGAAGCAAGCACACCAGAAAATCCAATTCGTCGCTTCATCATCAGCCCACAAATCTTTACGCTTATTAAACAAGCGTTGATGGATCCTGATATGGAAGAATTGCCAACTGACTATATGCGTGGCACAGACTTCCGTTTGAACAAGACCCAAAAGGGTGGCTATGCTGATTATTCTACTTCTGGTTGGGCTCGTAAAGAGCGTGGCCTAAACGAAGAAGAACTTCAAGCAATCGCTACACACGGCTTGTTTAACTTGAACGATTTTATGCCTAAGAAGCCAGGCACCGACGAGCTTCGTGCAATCGTTGAGATGTTTGAAGCATCTGTTGATGGTCAGTTGTATGACCCAGAAAAGTGGGGTAAGTTTTATCGCCCAAGTGGTGTACAGATTGCTAACGCATCTGGAACGGCCGCCGATGCAGATGAGGACACCCCGGCACCTGTTGCTAAGGCTGCGCCGGCACCAACACCTGCACCACAACCAACTACTACAGCCGCACCAGCGCCTGCCGCTGATGCTGGCGGTAAGCCAAGCGTTGACGACATCCTTAAAATGATTCGTAATCGTTCAAACTAATTTGAACCTTGGAGAAGGTAGTGACCTACCTTCTCCTTATCATCTATAAGGAATAATAAAATGGCAAAAGCATTTGATGTCTCTAAATTTCGCAAGAGCATTACTAAATCAATCGAAGGCCTATCAATCGGCTTTAACGATCCAACTGATTGGATCTCAACTAACAACTATGCACTTAACTATTTGATTAGCGGCGACTTTAATCGCGGCGTACCAATGGGTAAGGTTACAGTTTTTGCTGGAGAATCTGGCGCAGGTAAATCATTCATCTGTTCCGGCAACCTGGTCAAGAACGCACAAGAACAAGGCATTTATGTTATCCTTGTTGATACAGAAAACGCTCTTGATGAAGCATGGCTACACGCACTTGGCGTTGATACAAGTGAGCAAAAGCTACTAAAACTTAACATGGCAATGATCGATGACGTTGCTAAAATGATCACCGACTTTGTTAAAGAATACAAAGCAATTCCAGACACAGACCGTCCTAAAGTACTGTTTGTTATTGACTCTCTAGGTATGTTGCTAACACCAACAGACGTTAATCAATTCCAAGCAGGTGACTTGAAAGGTGACATGGGTCGTAAGCCTAAGGCGCTTGCCGCACTTGTTCGCAACTGTGTAAACATGTTTGGTGATTTAAATCTTGGCATGGTTGTAACTAACCATACGTATGCATCGCAAGACATGTTTGATCCAGATGACAAGATTAGTGGCGGTCAAGGTTTTATCTATGCAAGTTCAATTGTAGTAGCAATGCGTAAATTGAAACTTAAAGAAGATGAGGATGGCAATAAAATTTCAGAAGTTAAAGGTATTCGTGCCGCATGTAAAATCATGAAGACACGCTATGCTAAACCTTTTGAAAGTGTGCAAGTGAAGATTCCTTATGAAACAGGTATGAACCCTTACTCTGGTCTTGTTGACCTGATTGAAGGTAAAGAAATGTTAAAGAAGGAAGGTAACAGCCTTATCTATACAACAGCAGACGGCGAAGTTATCAAGAAGTTCCGCAAAGGCTGGGAGCGCAATGACGATGGTTGTTTGGACACAGTTATGGCTGATATTACAAATAATCCACATGTCTTTGACAAAAGCACTCCAGTAGAGGCTCCCGAAACTGTCGAGGAATAAATGGCATTTGACCATGAATCATGGTTAAAAAAGCAAGGTGTACGGATTACTGGCCGCCACACCTTGCGCCGTGCAGTTGATCCTGGCTACATGAACTGGGGTTCCGATCGCGAAGATGGTCGCATAGATTGGTCCTACGAGCGATACAAGATACGCGAAGAACAAGTATATCACGTTGAAATCGAAGAAGCTACAGTCGAGAGACTTGAACGCTTCGAGTCAACTATTAAACATGCACTTGACCATGCCAATAGACATCCTAGT